TGTAGAACCGAGCTTGAATATGTTCTATCAACTCGGTTTGGCACAGGTTCTTGAGGAGAGGCTGCGTCAGGTCTATTCCATTGACCTGACTAAGCAGCCTGACCTCAATAGGGAGCTGACACGGCTTGGAAGTGTTGATGGCAGCTATGCTACTATCGATCTTTCCTCTGCTTCCGATAGCTTTTCGATAGGTGTTCTTAGGGACATTTTACCACGAGGTTTCTTTTCGTGGCTGATGTCACTGAGGACTCCATCAGTGAAGCTACCGGACGGCCGTGTGATTGCCTTGAAGATGATCTCAACTATGGGAAATGGTTTTACCTTCCCACTCGAAACCCTTGTCTTCGCAGCAATCGTCAGTGTATGCTATCGTCTGTCTGGCGTTCAGCTTCTGAGAAATCAGAGAGTTGGCGACAGATGGGTACCTGGAAACTTCGGTGTGTTTGGTGACGACATTATTGTGGAGAGTAGAATCTTCTCCAAAGTAAAACGTCTCCTTACCTGCCTTGGCTTCAAGGTTAACGATAGCAAGACCTTTGTTGAAGGTCCGTTTCGCGAATCCTGTGGGCATGACTACTTTTGTGGTCATTTCGTGCGTAGTGTGTACATAAAGACACTACGTACGCCACAGGACAGGTACGTTGCCATTAACATGCTTAATAACTGGTCAGCAGAGAGTGGTATTTCTCTGCCTAGAACAGTTAGGTACCTGCTGAGGAGCGTTCGGAAGGTATTTGTACCACCGACCGAAGGTTACGATGCAGGTATACATGTTCCCTTCTCAATGATTGACAAGCCCCGGTATGGTAAGAATCGATCTGTGAAATACAGGTCTTTCAAACCAATTCCTAGGGTTCATCGGATCGCTGAGGATGGGTCTATTAAGCAGAGGTCTCACTTGATAGTCAATCCTTACGGGTTGATTATTTCGTTTGTCTCTGGCCACGTACGCTCACAGGCGATCACTCTTAGGCAAAGAGCGACTCGCTATGTGATGAAGCCGGGTATTAGTCCTAATTGGGACTATTTCCCGTTTGCCCGCTCTAACAGGCGGTTTAGTTTCACACAGTGGGGAACTGCTGTGTATTTTAACTCGTGGGGGTAACCCCATAAGTTAAGATTGGAC